CTAATAGGTGAAGAAGTTTGGACACATTGGGTAGAACCGGGTCAGTCCACAATGTTTCATACACATCAAGATCCCGGACCTCCCGGATTATCATTTGTATACTGGGTTGATTTTCCAAAAGACAGTGGTGATTTAATAGGAATACTACAAGTTGATAAGTACAGACATTTCCACAAAGTTGTACCAAAAACAGGAGATCTTGTTGTATTCCCTACGTATCTTCCTCACATGACTGCAAGAAATTGTAGCAATCAAACAAGGATCTCTATATCAGGTAATTACTACCCACCATTAGATAAACTAAGTCTTGTTCAAAAAGAACCGGGTACTCTGTTTAATTATATAGGAAGAATAAACGGTAGGTAATTAAAATAACTTGACAAATTATCAAAAATGTGGTATAATATAGGTATATAAATTTAACATGAACTCATTAACTAAAAAAAAGAAACTAACAGATAAGCAAGAAGCTTTTATCAATCACTATTTTGATGTTGATTGTCCAGCAACATTTAGTAATGGTAAACAATCTGCACTAAAAGCAGGATATGCTGAAAGTTCTTATACAACAATTCTTTCATCCATGAGAGATGAGATTATTGAAAGAGCAAAACTACAGTTTGCAGCCACATCACCAAAGGCTGTGCAACAAATTGTTGACTCTATGACAGCTATACATGACGAAGGTGAGCCATTAGGTAGAACAGAACTACGTTTCAAGGCTGCTCAAGACATATTAGATAGAGCAGGAGTAACAAAGAAACAAGAAGTGTCTGTAGAATCTCATAATCTTCATGCTGTTGTAATATTACCACAAAAAACACAACACGAAGAAGGGCAGATATATGACCCAGACGGAAGAGCCAGTTAAAAGGAAGCGTGGTAGACCTAAGAAAGATCCCAATGCTCCTACACAGTCTTACAACCGTAGTAGAAAACCACAGGGTCCACAAGAATTACGCAACAAACTTAGAACTACTAGAAAAAAACTAGGACAGTTAAGAAATTTAGAAGCAGCTGTTAAGAAAAAACAAGTATTAACAGAAGATTTGGTACAGATCGCACCGAAACGCTTAAAAGAAGAAATAGCAAATAATCAAATAGCGTTTAAGCCTAATCCTGGACCACAAACAGAATTTTTAGCATCACCAGAGAGTGATGTCTTGTACGGAGGTGCAGCAGGTGGAGGAAAATCCTACGCACTACTAGCAGATCTCTTACGATTTGCACACATAGGCGATCATAGAGCATTATTACTAAGACGTACATTAGCAGAGCTAACAGAACTAATAGAAAAAAGTAAAGAATTTTATCCTGTAGCATTTAAAGGAGCAGTATTCAAAGAAGCGAAAAGTACATGGGTCTTTCCTTCTGGAGCAACTGCTCTTTTTTCGTATCTGGATAGAGATACAGATGTTAGCAGGTATCAGGGTCAATCATTTACATGGATTGGTGTTGATGAAATAACACATTATCCTAGTCCTTATGTATGGGATTACTTACGTTCTCGATTACGTACAACTAATCCTAATATTGCAACATATATGAGAGCAACAGCTAATCCCGGTGGACCCGGACATGATTGGGTGAAGAAAACATATATTAATCCTGCACCACAGAACAAACCTTTCTGGGCTACAGATATAAGTACAACAAAAGTTTTACGCTACCCTACAACACATAATACTAAAGCTGGTCAACCATTATTCACAAGAAAGTTTATACCAGCTAAACTAACTGACAATCCGTATTTGCTACATAGTGGTGAATATGAGATGATGCTTTTATCATTACCCGAAGTTGAAAGGAAAAGATTATTAGATGGTGATTGGGATATTGCCGAAGGTGCTGCATTTACTGAGTTCAATCGCCTACAACACGTTTCTGATCCGTTCGAAGTGCCTAGAGGATGGCACAGGGTCAGGGCAGCAGATTATGGGTTCACAAGTCCATCCTGTGTCCTTTGGGGAGCATTAGACTATGATGATAACCTATGGATCTATAGAGAGCTTTATATCAAAAGACAGAACGGTGATGAACTAGGACAAAGAATAAAAGAATTAGAAGCACAAGATCCTATGCCAATAATCTCTGTACTTGATGGAGCCTGTTGGAATAGAACAGGAAGTGGAATGACGATAGCAGAACTAATTAATAAAAGTGGTTGTCGATTTATTCCAGCAGATAAAAACAGAATACGAGGAAAACTAGAAATACATAAACGATTACGAGTAGATCCTGAAACTGGACCAAAGCTACGTATATTTAGTTCATGTACTAATTTAGTAAGAGAGATGACATCCCTGCCTTTGAGCAAAACAAATAGTGAGGATGTCGATACCAAAGCTTCTGACCATGCTTATGATGCACTACGATATATGTGTATGACTAGGCAAGTAGAAAGTCCAAGTCGTTTGTATAATGGATGGAATACACAACAGAAGCAACCACAACCTATTAACCCTATCTTTGGATATTAAGGAGATTACCATGTACGGTCAAAAAGAATTTGATACTTCAAGTATTAAACAAGGTGATATGAATGAAGTGCCTGACGGACCAGCACCAAAAGCTAAATTAGAAATAGCTCCAGGTACTGACAATGAAGCAAACTTTACTAATAATTTAGTTGCTCCAACAGAAGCAGGTAGCAAACATATGTCGCCAAATTTTGATGCCCTTGCAAATGATGACAGAATATACGGTTAGCACTTTATGTCATTTATAGATTCTGATGATTTAGAAGATGTTCCTGCTGTAATTCCTGGTGCTGCGTTACCCGGACTAGCAGGACATATACGCCAAAAATTCATTGCTTCAGAAGAAGGAAGAAGATCTGATGAGCAGCGTTGGTTAAAGTCTTATGAAAACTACAGAGGTCTATCTTCAGAATCAGAAACATATCGTGAATCAGAAAGATCTAAAGTTACTGTTAAAATAACAAAGGTAAAAGTCCTTGCAGCTTATGGACAAATCTCTGATATTTTATTTGGTAGGGGTGAATTTCCGTTAGTCATTGAACCTACGCCTGATCCTGATGGAATAGAAGAAGCTGTTCATCTTGACGCTGTTTCAAAACAGATGGGAGGTGGTCAAGATCTCGATCCTTATGGTTATGAGGGGGATGGAAGAACACTTGAACCCGGAGCAACAGAAGCAGGTGCATTAAAACTAGGTGGATTACAAAAAGAACTAGAAGGTGCTCCTCTTAAAAAAGGGTTCAGTAAATTTGGTGAGCCAGATTTAAAGCCAGCACAAATTGCAGCCAGAAGACTTAACAAGATTGTTCACGATCAGTTGCTAGATAGTTCCGCAATAAAAGAAATTCGTAGATCATTATTTGAACAAGCCTTGTTAGGTACTGGCGTAACAAAAGGTCCATTTAACTTTTTTAAGAAAGTACATAAATGGGAGAACTTAGATGGAGAACGTGTGTATGCACCATATGAAAAAATGGTTCCACGTATCTCTCATGTATCTTGTTGGAACTTTTATCCTGACCCTAGTGCTGTAGATATAGATGATTGTGAATATGTTATTGAACGTCATAGATTGAATAGAGATCAGTTTCGTGCATTAAAAGATTTACCATTATTTGATCTTGCAGCAATCAACCGTATTCTTCAAAGACCTTCTGCTTATGAAGAACGCTATTTTGAAAACACAATTTATGCAGAGAACGATCCAACATATAATGAAAACCGATATGAAGTAATAGAATATTGGGGAACATTAGATGCTAAAACTGCAAGAGAATATAATGTAAATATTCCTTATGGATCAGATGAAATAGGATCTGTTCAAATTAATGCTTGGATTTGTGGAAGTGAAGTATTACGTGTAGTATTAAATCCATTTGTTCCAGCACGTATACCATACCATATTTTTCCTTATGAGAAAAATCCTTATCAAGTATTTGGTATTGGTGTTGCAGAGAACATGGAAGATGCACAGTTGTTAATGAATGGTCATATGAGAATGGCTATTGATAACTTAGCTCTCGCAGGTAATTTAGTATTTGATGTAGATGAAGCATCATTAGTACCCGGACAGAATTATGATATATATCCCGGTAAAGTATTTAGAAGACAATCTGGTGTAACAGGTACAGCTATTAATGGATTAAAGTTTCCTAGTACGGCTGGTGAAAATATGCAAATGTATGACAAAGCAAGACAGCTTGCTGATGAGGAAACAGGTATTCCTTCTGTCGTACATGGACAAACAGGTGTAACTGGCACAGGAAGAACTGCTGCTGGTTTATCAATGTTGCTAGGATCTGCTGGTCTTGGTATTAAAACAGTAATTAAAAACATTGATGATAATTTATTACGTCCTTTAGGAGAATCTTTTTTCCAATGGAATATGCAGTTCAATGAAAAAGCAGAAACCTTTGATGGTGATTTAGAAATCAAACCTAAAGGTACTGTTTCTGTTATGATGAAAGAAGTACGTAGTCAACGATTGACAATGTTATTACAAACTATTTCTAATCCAATGCTTGCACCATTTATTAAGATACCCAATTTAATTAAAGAACTTGCAATCTCACAAGACATGGACCCGGCTGAATTAGTTAATGATCCTGAAGAAGCTGCTATCTATGCTGAAATATTAAGGAGCCTTAATGTTAATCAACAAGCAAACAGCCCTGAAAGCCCAGATGTGGGTGAACAACGAGGAAGCATGGAAGGCAACGGAGCAGTTCCTACAGGAGCAGATCCAATGGATGCTACAGGTACTGGCAACGGAACAATCGGAACAGGCACTACGCCAATGGCAGGGGAAGCTGGCTTTGCTGCAACAGCTCCAAACCCTGAAGAAATCAATTAATGAAGTGATGAAAAATGTCTCTTAAAAATATTATTCCAAAGAAAATGCAAACTGGTGGACAAACTTTTTTAGGTCCATTTGCAACACAAGCAGGTCAACTTACACCTAGACAACAAACAGTACCAGGTTTTGTTCCTATAAGAAATAAAGAAACTGAACGTACTATTAAATTACCAGATCAAGAAGCTATTGATAAAGAAAATAGATTTTTTCCTATTGAAAAACCTACGCCTGAAGAAGAAATAAGAACTAATATAGATCCTACTATTAGTCCTTATGGTCCAAGAAACATAGGTGATCAACCTATTGGAGATACAATATCTAACTTTTCTGAAAATACAATATCAAAAAATGAAGCTAGGCAATTATCATCTTCTAGTCAAAACGCTTTAGTAGGAGCACAACGTATGAGTCCTGCTGTTATAGATGCTTTAGCAGATCCTAATAAAGAACCTTTTGGTGTAGTTAATCAATTATTATCAAAAGTTTCAAACGTAGTAGGAAAAGGTGTTTTAGGTTCACCTGCTCTTGCACCAGCAGTACTTGCTGTAAAAGTAGCAGAAAAAATAGGTTTTCAAACAGAAGAAGAAAAAGAAAAAAGTTCTCTTCAAAGAACAGATCCAGCATATTTTGGTGGTCCAATATATCAAAGACAACAAGGCCAAGCCAACGAAGCTTATGTTGAAACTTTTTCTTTTAGAGATTCTAATAATAGAACTGTACCTCAAAGTTTACTTAATTCTTTAAATACAGGTTAAATTTGAAATACAGATTATGCTTATGCTCTTGAAGCACATAAACAAGATATTACAAATGTTCCTGGATATTATGAAGGTATAATGGCAACAGCTTCAGACAAAAATTCTAAAGCTGCTCTTGGTTATTCACTAGGTTATACATTTGATGAAGGAGGAAGATTTTCTACAACTCCAAATGGTATGGGTGGACAAGAAACTTTAGATAGATCTTTTTCTAGTCGTGATCATGCAAGAGCAGGTATATCAAATCAAGACATAATAAATTTAATACATGATGGAAAAACTGCTAGAGGTGCTGATAAAGAAACAATAACAACAGGTCCATTTGTAACTGACATAAATGCTAAACCTTTAAATCAAATTGAAGTTTCAAGAACTTTTGATAATGTAACACCAGAAGAAGCAAGAGATATAATTGATGATGCTGTTAAAGATGGAGCAACACAAGGAGAGTTAAATTTAGCTATTGAAAATAGTGTAGCTGCTCAAAATATAGGAAAAGTAACAGGTCGTCAAGCACAACTTAACATGGGAGCTTCTGCTGATATAGATGCACCAAAAGTTATATGTGCTGAATTATATCGTCAAGGTTTATTAGAAAAAGAAATTTTTGAACTTGATGAAGAGTTTGGAAGACATTTAAGAAAAGTTGATCCTGATATAATTAACGGTTATCATAGATGGGCTTTGCCTTTAGTTTCTCTGATGCAAAGATCCATCACAGTATCAAACATTATAAAAATTATTGCTAAACCAGTTGTCAAACATATTGCTTATCAAATGGGTTATCCATCAAAAACATATTTAGGTGCTGCAATGTTTACAGTTGGAAAACATATTTGTCGTTTCATATCAAAGAAAGATGTTGCTCATGCTTAGACCAGCACAACTAGCCTCCCTTTTAATAGATACAGCAGGAGCTATAGCACGTATAGACTTTAATAATCCTGCTAATAGAAGAGCCTACCAATCAATAGAAAGACAAATAACAAATAATTTAACTCTTCAAATGAAACAATTTCTTGTTCGTAACATTACTAAAACACCTTTTGATGATGAAAGAATTTCAGTAGGTGGTGAGTCTACTTCATTACAAGAACTTGTAGGAAGTTTACAAAATGGTGGACCTGTAAAACAAAACTCTATGGATGTACTACAAATGCAAATGGGTCAACAAGTACAAGCACCATTAATGGAAGTACAAGATGACCAAGCACCAAGAGCAATGAATGGAGCATCAGAAGATACACAACCAGCAAAATTACGTGAAGGTGATTATGTTCTTAATAGTCTAGTAAAAGTTACAGAAGGTGTTCCTGATTTAAAAGCAGCTATTGAAAAAGCTTTAGGCGAAGCTAGAAAAGATGGTTTACAAATTGCATCTGCTGCTAATCCAGATCAATTTACAGACAAAACAAATCTAGTAGATGTGCTTTTAGGTGATGATGAAATAGTAATTCCAAAAGAACTAATTCCTTATCTTGGTTTAGATAAATTAGAAAAAATGAATAATCGTGGTAAAGAATTAATGAAAGCTGTTGAAACAGCTAAACAACAACAACAACAAGAACAAGGACAAGCATAATGGCTGATGTAGGTGTTCCAGATCAAGAAGATCTTGCTAGTACAAATAAATCTATTATTATAGATCAAGTTAGAGATGAACTAGCTGCAGCTGGCAAAGATATTAATGCAATGTCAGATGAACAGCTTGAAAAAGAAGCACAAGCTGTAGCACAACGTATAGGAACAAAAATATCTGCAAGAGACTTTGGACCTCGATTTGGAGTAAGTCGTGGCGATAAAAGAATATCTATTAAAAGAGAAAGACCTTTTACAGTAGGAGAGCAAGTTCGTGGTGGTGTTAGAGAACCTCAATCTTCTCCAGAATTAGGTCCAACTATAGATCCTAATATGACTACACCATCTCCTGAAATGGGTCCAACTATTACACAGTCTTCTGAAATAGATAAAACTATGCAACAGATGTATGGAACACCAGGAGATTTTACTGAAGAAAATATTTTATCTTCCTTAAATCAAGCTGTTGAAAGATTACAAGCAACAATGCAAGTTGATGATCAAGATTTAAACATGGGTCAAATGTCTCCAAGACCTATGATACCTAAATTACCAGTTCAAAAATCTGATGCTTTTGATCAAGAAAAGTTTCAACAAGCAGTAAAAAGCACAGAACAACCTGGAACAATGGACGATTTTAATCAACGAATTGCAGACGTAAGTGCAATGCTTCCAGGTGAAGATAATGAACAAAAAAGAAGTTTAGCAAAAAGAATATTAGATTCTATTTTACCTACAGATGTAGCAGGAAAAATGAAAGAACAATTTAGAAGTGATAAACAACTTCCTAAAGTATCAGATATATTTAAAAAGAAAAAAGAAGATATTACTATAGAAGATGTATTTAATGTTTCTGAATCAGATTTAGAAGGACCAAAAGATTTAAAACTCCAACCATTAAGAAAAGCTGCTAGTAAGTTAAAAGGTATGGGAGAAGGTTTTAAAGAGGGTGTTAAACTTGTAGCACAACAAGAAGGTTTTGTAGATGATCCATATTCTGATTATGGAAGATTATCTGTAGGTTTTGGAACAAAAGCAAAAAGTAAAAATCAAAAAATAACACAATTACAAGCAACTAATGATCTTATTGATCATGTTGAAAAAAATGTAAAACCTGTTATTGATGATATTCAAGGTCAAATAGATCTTAACTCTAATCAAATAGCATCTTTAACATCTTTAATTTATAATGTTGGAGCAACTAAATTTAAAAAATCTAAAGCATATACTGCTTTACTTGCAGGAGATACTCAAAAATTTCTTGATGAAGCGTTTAGTTCTACAAAAGGATTTGTTATAGCTGGAGGTAAAGTTCTTGATGGTTTAGTAAAAAGAAGACAAGAAGAAAAAGATCTTTTTGAAACAGGACAAATAGCACAAGCAACAGAAGATAATCAAAAAAAAAAAATAAAATTTCCTAGTTTAATTAGCAAAGCTCAAGCTTCTACTGTTCAAAATAATATACAATTACCTAAAGAAAAACCTGAAATAATAGATGTAAAAGAAAGTGATGAAGTTCCTCAAGTTATTAAAAATTTTGAAGAAGGTAATGATGAAGATAAGACTACTGGGTTACAATTTTCTGCTCCATATAAATTACTTACTCAAAGTTTTTTAACAAAATGGTTTGGTGGAGATAAAAAAACTTTTACTAATAAAGATTATGATGATAAAACATTAGAAGTATTAAGAACTGCTGCTAAAAATGCTATAGCTGATGGAAGAACTTTTGTTCATTATAGTGATTATCCTTTAAATAATAGAGGTGTAAGTCCAGTTGCTTTAGTTGGAGAATACAAAGATAAAGATGGAAATAGATTTACTACAGAAAATAAAAAAGAATTAGAGGAAGAAGTTAATGCTGCATATGGAACTGACTTTATTGGTTCTAAATCAAAATTTGCTTTAGATTTAGCAAAAGATCCTGTAATGAAAGCTGTTTTTAGTGTAGGTGGTTTTTCTATTCAAAAAGATGATAAAGGTTATTTTATACAAGAAAACTTTAATTTTAATACTGCAAATAAAACTGAAGGAACTGTAATTAAAAAAGTTAGAAAATTAATTACAGGAGCAGGTGCTCCTTTAAAAGATAACGAAGGACCACAGGTTACGCTTAGACTTGGAAATCTTACATAGGAGAATAATATGGACGACATACAAGTACCAGATAAATTAGCATGGCAACAAAATCGTAGACGTATTGC